CGTAGTTGTCACGCACGGTGACGCCTGAGCCGATGCGCCCAATCTTGACCAAGGCCATCATTACGGCGACATCGTGTGCGCCTAGGTCTTTGCCTAGGTATGCCGCCCAAAGTGCCGCTATGCGCCCTAAATTGTCCTCAGGCGCCCCATACTGGGCCTGTCTGTCGGTGCTGGTCAGATGGCGGGCTTGATCGTAGATATCGCGCACAGGCTGCCTTTCATCACGATTTGGTAACAATAGGGAGAATAGTGTCGCATTGTGTACCGAGTCGTGTATTGTTCCATTTGTAGCCACAAGGTTACCGAACAGCAAGGGGAACGAAATGAACACAACACAACTTCACTGGGTCAAGTCAATTGACGGTGGCATGTTCACATTCACGCCAGCCGGAAACATGATCAAAGAGATCGCCGGCGCGTGGTTCGTGTTCGACATTGATGACATGTTTGTTGCGCAGTACGCAACGCGTGATGAAGCTGTGGCGGTGACAGCATGATGGACAAGAATTGCGCGTTATGCGCCACGATGACCAAGTGGACAGAATTATTTCCCGGCGATGTTTGCATTGAATGTTGGGCGAAAAGTCCCGCAGGCCGATACATGCCAACAGCGCTCGAACTTGCGCAGATGTGGGGGGCAAAATGACCGGCTCGCTTATTACGGTCAGGGCAGCAGTGCCAACTGACTTGACCTACATTGACCACCTGCAACGAAAAAACGCCGAGGACTTGTCATTCTATCCAACGGCAGTTTTTGACAGGGAAATAATTCAACAAAGAATTGTGCTGGCATTAGTCAATGATGAGCCGGCAGGGTATCTGTATCACGGCAGCACCAATGGGCAGACTATGCGCATACATCAAGCCTGCATCCAATACGACTTGCGCGGGTATTTGTACGGCGGTGCCTTGGTTCAATGGCTCATTGACTTAGCGAACGCTGGGAATGTCAGTGAGATTGCGTTGAGGTGTGGTTCAGATATTGCCGCCAATGGATTTTGGCTTGCAATGGGTTTTGAATGTCAGTCAGTAACCCAAGGCGGCGCTCGCAGGATGAGGGATATCAATGCTTGGCGGCTGCCGTTACAAGATCAGTTGTTTTCATTGGCAATGGCGCCCTCAACAAAGCAAAAGTCTGCAAGCGCATGGGCTAAGGCCCGCAAAGATGGCATCTCACTTGGCTCATCGTTTAAGCGCGGCAAAGACCTAGCCGCCTACCGTGCAATTATTGAATCCAATGACGAAAGGACACAACAATGACCGCATCCATTGGCGATCTATTGGCACTGCAATGCCAAGGCAATGCTTACGCCATAGCCAAAGCCAACGAGCGTAAACGCTTCAACGAAACCGCCGCCCTGATCCGCGTAGCCCACAACAATGGGGCAACGCAGCGCCAGATCGCCACGGCAGTGAAGTGGCATCGGCAAACGGTGGCGCGGGTGATCAAAGGCATGGATGACAAACGACGCTCAAGCACCATTGACCTTGTGGAGACTAACGAAATATAATCAGAGTCAACACCGCCGGTGCTTCCCTTCACCGGCGGTGTTGTCATGCCGCCCTCGTTTGCCCGTTGCTCAAAACTTTGTTGAACACGCCGCAGACACATAGCGCCTTTGGCCACGCCGATGCCCTAGAATAGATCACACCAACAGGGGTTAGGTCAGAGCTGCCGCAGCTGTGGCAAGTGGACATGTCACCGCTGAACAGGCCGGCGTGGACGCCTTTGACCCAGCCGCCTTGCACTAGCAGTTGATACAACTTCTCGGTCACAACAACGTCACGAATGTTGTATTGCTTAAACTTCGCCCACGCCGCCGGATCGTTTGCCAGCACGTTTTTCCACAACTCCATGCCGCCGGTTTCTAACTTCGTGGGCAGCCCGACAGCCTGGGTGACATAGCCAAGTTTGTTTGACAGGAATTTGAAGTTGGCACGATTGATGCGTAGCAAGTCAATGTCAACAAAGGGTGAGACAGGGCCAAGGCCGGCCAGCAGAAATTCACGGTTGAGATGTTTCCAGTCAAATGAAACACCGTTGTAGCTCACAAGCACGTCAGCCTCATTCAGCAAGCGCCACGCCTGTTTGATCATGTCGTCGTGGCTGCTGTGAAACTCCGAATAAAACTCAACCTGTTTCTTGTCTAACCATTTGGCAGCGAAACACAACACCCGTGACGGCTCGATGATTTGATTGATGCTGTGATCTTGTCCGAAAAGACCCCAACTGAAAACGACGGCGGGACTTGTCTCAATATCAACACAGAGTATTTTCGGTTTCTTGCTTAACTCGGCAAGTCTTGTCGTGAGCATTGGCATACCCCATTCCGATGGCGTCCAATCGGTGTGTCACTTATTTCGTGGCCTTCATCAATTAAGACTCGCCAGATTGTGCGCGACTCAATGGATGGATCAGCCAGGGCAGCAATTAAGGCTTCACGATCATCCTTGGTCATTGATGACAACAGCACACCGACACTGCACGGCGGGCCTTTGCGAGTTGTTTTCGCCTGCGTGAACTTGTCACCTAAAGCCACGGGGCAAGCCTTGCTGTCCAATCTTTCTTGGCTTGAGCAGATAACGCCAAACAGGGCAGCGGAAACAGCGCGCCGTTTTTGACCGCAGGGTCAGCAAAGCTGATGTGAATATGTTCCCAGTGGGAATAGCCCTTGCCGCGGAACTTCCAAAACGATGAACGATAAGTGCCGCTGGCAACCTGATCCATAAACACAACATTCTTGACGCGATCATGTCCAGGCAACGTGCTGCGTGAATAGGCCAGAAGTTCATTGGTGAAGCGCTTGGCCGCGCCGCCATTTCGCCACTTACCCACACCAAAATTCTTATCCACATCAATTGCCCAGACATAGCCATTACGTTCGTTGTGGTCAGACGCATTTCCACGCGCAGCGTGTGCGGCATCGCCGATCCAGCCATCACTGCTCTTGTCCCGGTTGATGAACTTGGAGTTCAATTGATCGCGCAAAGTAACGCCGGCCTTCACCAATTTCGCCATCAGACATCTTCCTTCACGAATGATGCGGTGCCCTTGTCAGCAACGCCGGTGGCAACAATGCTCATCAGGATTGATGTCAACGCCGCGAGAGCTGCAACGCTTGCGGCCTGCACCCAGTCAACTTCCAACACGCCGCTAACATCCGTTGCCCACAACGCCAGCAACGCCTGCGCTGCCGTGCGGATGGCGCGCTCGCCTGCATCTTTCCAAAACTTAATCGTGAACATAATGCCTTCCTTAGTCCTTTAGATGCCAAGTGATGTGATCGTCAACTTTGTGCCTGACTTCAATGACATCGCGCTCGATGCGGTTGAGTTGATCCTTTGTTGAGTTGCCGCCGTTAGGCAACAGGTCTTTTCGCATTGATGTCACCTGCGCCTTGATCACCCACATCAGCCCACCCAGCACCGCTGTCACAATAGACAAGGACACTGCAACCAGGCTGATGATCTCGCCTGTGGTCATGGTGTTGGCTCTGGTGTTTCCTCAACTGGTGCAACAAACACATCGAGGTCGGGATCGTATGTGAATCCAATGCCGGCATAAGTGCCACGGAAGTTGCTGTTGTAACTTGTCTGTTTGTAATCGCCTTGCAGATTCAAAACATTGGCAATGAAGTCACAACCGGCTTGCTCTGTCTCAGGAAATGTCAAAGCCGGTTCACCGCACACTTCATTACTAATGCCGATCACCTGAACCACAATGTTGTTATTGTCTATTTCTGCAAAGTTTGCCATTATGCCCAACCAATCGTGCCAGAGTCATTGAATGTGTAAATATGATAACCACCGGATGTCGTGAGCGTTCCAACCGTTAGTGTTGTTGCCGTTGGGAAAGTGTCGGGATAGCGCAGAATGACTAGACCCTTGCCACCAGTGCCACCACTAAATCCCGGTGCTATGCCGCTACCGCCGCCGCCGCCACCTCCGGTATTTGCGGTTCCACTAGCCCCAGCCGCACCTGAGCTACCACCAGCGCCGCCGCCTGCCGTTGCAGTACCGCCGACCGTACTACTACCGCCGCCACCGCCACCGCGAGAAACTGAACTGGTTGTAATCGACGAAGATAAACCAGCACCGCCAGTACAAGTATTTGCGGCAACACCGGCACCGCCAGCACCACCACCACCGCCGCCACCAGTTCCATTACCGCCAGCACCACCAGCAAAGCCTTGTACAGGATTGGCAGTAGCGGCACCGCCGGCTGGTGTGGTTCCTGAACCTGTTGTTCCACCGCCACCGGAACCGCCGGTAAACCCGGCTTGACCTAATGTCGATCCACCACGTCCACCGCCCGTGCATGTGATTGTTGTTAAGCCTGTGCCTGTAATGGTCGTATCGGATCCTGAGGTGTTGGCTGCGCCGCCTGCACCAATCGTTATTGTGTACGTCACGCCCGTTGTTATCGGCATCGGATTTTCAGCCGTCCCGCTGCCCCCACTTGTTTCACCAACAACAGAATTACGATAGCC